GCATACTGTGCCCGTGTATCAAATCCAAATAACCAGGAAAATGAGAAGTTCTCTGGACTGTTGAAGTATTGTGTGAAGCACCAGCACTGGAGTATCTTCGAGCAGGCATATATGACCTTGGAGTTGAATACTACCAGAGGCATAGCGGCTCAAGTGCTGCGCCACCGTTCGTTCACATATCAAGAATTTTCACAACGCTATGCTGATTCTTCCCTACTCGCGGAGACGATCCCTCTACCTGAACTACGCCGCCAAGACACCAAGAATCGTCAGAATTCTATTGATGATATTGACCCATTCACAAGACAAGACTTCCAAATCAAAATGCAGCAACACTTTGAAGCAGGAATGAAACTCTACAAAGAGATGCTTGATGCATCAATCGCAAAGGAATGTGCTCGTTTTGTGCTTCCACTGGCCTGTCCCACAAAAATTTACATGACCGGTTCAGTTCGTTCATGGATTCATTATATTGATTTGCGCTCTGCAAATGGTACACAGAAGGAGCACATGGATATTGCTTTGGGTGCTAAGAAGATCTTCTGCGAACAATTCCCTGCCGTTGCTGAAGCTATGGAATGGAATGAATAAATAAAATTACGTAAAGGTGATTTTGTATGGCGACATACCCAGTTGTTAATAAAGAAACAGGCGAGCAAAAACAAGTTCAAATGAGTATACTTGAATGGGATAATTGGTGTAAGGAAAATCCTGATTGGACAAGAGACTGGAGCGATCCATCAACACTCCCCGGTTTCGGGGAGGTGGGAGATTTTAAGGATAAACTTAAAAAATCCCATCCGGGGTGGAATGATGTTTTACATAAAGTATCAAAAGCCCCAGGATCTTATGTTCGCCCTACTTAATCTTTTCTATGCCCGCAAAAAGGAAGAATCAAACTCCCGTTCCATTTGGAATGTCCAATAGACAAATGAAAAGAAAAAAACCAATTAACACGGATTTGATGAAATCCATCGAACCGTTAACAGAAAACCAACAAGAATTATTCCGCTGCTATAAGAATGATCAAAATATCGTTGCTTATGGCGCAGCAGGAACTGGTAAGACATTTATTACACTCTACAATGCTCTATTAGATGTTTTAGATCCCAAGACATCCTATGAAAAAATATACATTGTCAGGTCGCTTGTATCCACCAGAGAGATTGGTTTCCTTCCAGGAGATCATGAAGACAAATCCTCACTTTATCAGATTCCATATAAGAACATGGTAAAGTACATGTTTGAACTACCAACTGAATCTGACTTTGAGATGCTATATGGAAATCTTAAAACTCAAGGGACAGTAAGTTTCTGGTCTACCTCTTTTATTCGTGGCACAACTCTTGATAATGCTATTATTATTGTGGATGAATTTCAAAACTTGAATTTTCATGAACTTGATAGTATAATTACAAGGGTTGGACAGGATTCTAAAATTATGTTCTGTGGTGATGCAACACAGTCTGATCTGGTCAAGGCTTCTGAGAAGACTGGCATCGCTGATTTCATGAGAGTTCTTAGACTCATGCCATCAATTGATATTATTGAATTTGGTGTTGAGGATATCGTTAGATCTGGTCTCTGCAAAGAATATCTAATTGCTAAAATGGATTTGAATTTATGATTTTTGAGCATTGTAATTATCTCGGTGACCTCGAACTAAACAAGAAAGAAACCAAAGGCATCCGTCTCTATAATCTTCCAAATGGAGAATGGGTGCCTTCCATTACATCTGTAACTTCTTTCTACAACCGACAAATCTTTACTGACTGGCGAAAGCGAATTGGTGTTGAGGAGGCTAATCGTATTACTAAGAAAGCAACTGCCCGAGGAACGGACTTCCATGCGGCGACTGAACTTTATATGTTGAATAAAGAAATCAATTGGGATGATTTCAAACCTCTGACAAGGTACATGTTTCATCATGCACTACCATATCTGGACAAGATAAATAATATACACGCTATAGAGAGGACTCTGTACTCTGAGTACCTTGGATTAGCTGGCAGAGTTGACTGTATCGGAGAGTACGAAGGCGAACTCGCAGTTATCGATTTTAAAACATCCGAAAAGATTAAACCAGAAGAGTGGTTAGAGAACTATTTTGTTCAGGAAATGTTCTATGCATCTGCTTACTATGAATTGACTGGTATTCCCGTGAAGAAACTCATCACTATCATGGTTACTCCTGGTGGTGAGGTTAAGGTATTTGACAAAAGGAATAAAGGGGACTATATTAAATTATTAGTTAGATATATTAAAGAATTTGTACATTACAATACTAGGTCAACGGATGAACAATGAACTAGAAAAAGCACTAGAGAGTAAATTCTTTTGTCCATCTCGGTTTACACAGGAGATTGAAAGTCTTGTTTTAGAAAATAAAAGTATGAGTTATATTGATGCCATTATTCACTTCTGTGAAAAGAATAATATTGATGTTGAGTTTGTTCCAAAACTTATTACTAAACCTCTAAAGGATAAGATTAAGTATGAAGCTACGGAACTTAATTTTTTAAAGAAAAGTTCGCGAGCAAAATTGCCTCTTTGATTCTATTTTAGTCAAAAAAATTTTTTGACAAAAAATCACCTTATTACTATTTAATGATGCCCTTTGATGCCTATAAACAATATCTCTCTTTGAAGAATCATTTTACAAAAGAGAAATACGATTATCACAAATACTGTGGTAAAAGTCGTGCAACCGTACAATCTTTCTACAAAAGAAAAGATCGTTTTTGGTTTGAAAGACTTGTTAGAAATAAATCTGACCAGGAAGTAATAGAATTTTTTATATCTAACTTTGTAACATGTACTGATCCGAGTAAACTTTGGATAGGAGAAATGATCAGGGAGGGAGAGGGACGATATACTGCATGGAAAAAAAGAAATCAGTCATTATCTTATATTTTTAAAGAAGAACTTGAAAAAGTTCTTGTAAATAAAGATCTTGATAATGTATTTGCAGTCATAAGTGGACATCCGATTATTCTTAAAAAATATTTGGGTGGAGAAGTTTCAATTGAAACCTTAGTAATTATGGATAAAATATTAGGTTTTAGAAAAAACTTTGATACTAAACTAGACGACCCGGTTTGGCAAACGGTGAGTCTCCGTATGAAGAAGTATTCACCCTTTCTAAATATTGATGTATTCCGTTATAAAAAAATTGTTAAAGAAATTGTGTTGGGTAAATGAGTTTTTTCGATTCTGAAGTAGTCCGTGCAGAAATGACGGAAATAGGTGAATTACAAGAGGACGTTTATCGTAACGTCTTCAAGTTTCCCTCTATGAATAAAGAGGAGAAAAAATTTCATGTTTGTTTGCTTGAAAAACTTATTAATAAACAACAAATTCTTTTCACTCGTTTGAGTCTATCGGACGATCCTGAAGCTAAAAAAATGAAGCAAAATATAATTGATGGTGCGGTCATGATGGGTCTTCCATCGGAAGCCGACATGAATTCAGTATTTAATAATATGAGTAAAATGCTTACTGTTATGAAACAACAGATTGACAATGGGGATTAATCCTCCTATAATAACGAAGTACACATAAGCCAAATCTAACTAATCTAAAAATCCTATGTCTTTCGCAAATCTTAAAAAGCAATCCAATCTCGGTTCCCTGACCTCTAAATTGGTCAAAGAAGTTGAGAAGATGAATAATACTGGTGGCGGTGGAGATGACCGTCTGTGGAAACCTGAGATGGACAAGACTGGTAATGGATATGCTGTTATCCGTTTCCTACCTGCACCCGATGGAGAGGAACTCCCTTGGGCGAAGATGTACTCCCATGCCTTTCAAGGACCTGGTGGATGGTATATCGAAAACTCTTTGACTACTCTGGGTCAGAAAGATCCTGTGTCTGAGCACAATCGTGAACTTTGGAACAGTGGTCTTGATTCTGACAAAGAGACTGTACGTAAGCAAAAACGTAAACTATCTTACTACGCTAACATTTATGTTGTGCAGGACAAAGCGAATCCTGACAATGAAGGTAAAGTCTTTTTGTATAAGTTTGGTAAGAAGATCTTTGATAAGATCATGGAAGCCATGCAACCCGAGTATGAGGATGAGACTGCAATCAATCCCTTTGACTTCTGGCAAGGTGCTAACTTCAAATTGAAACTGAAGAAAGTTGCCGGTTATTGGAACTATGATTCCTCTGAGTTTGCAGCATCTGGTGTTCTACTTGATGATGACGATGCTCTAGAAGCAGTGTGGAAAAAGCAGTATTCGCTGACTTCTTTGACTGCTGCTGATCAGTTCAAGTCCTATGAGGACCTGGATAAGCGTCTGAAGATGGTTCTTGGTGCTAAACCACCTACCCGTCGTTATGATGAAGATCTAGAGGATGAGAGTGAAGGTCGTGGATCTTTCTCTCCTAACTTTGAGTCAAGCAAACCTCCTGCACCTGCAGCAAATTTTAATTCACCTGACATCACCCCAACTAAGTCTAACTCAGACGAGGATGATGCTCTATCTTACTTTCAGAAACTCGCTGAAGAATAATTACTGATATAATCTAATATTATCAGCACGTTTTAAGGTTTCACTCACATACTGAGTGGAACCTTTTTTATATTCCATCATCTCTTCAAGATCATCTTTGATGACATTCACAAATCTTGGTTTGACAAGAAAAATATTTCTTCTGTCTGTCTGCAAATTGTCCTCATATTCATAGTTTGTCACGGAGATCACAGGAGTCACCGTTGTCATTGTTCCGATTTCATCATCAAAGAATGATATTGAAAAATCAGAATCAACTTGTAAACCTGCAGGAACAATAATAGCACCAAGTGTATTTTTTACCTCAGTGGTTTCATGATGATGAACTTCGTTAATTTTTTCATATGTAACGTATTTTTCGAGTAGATAATTCTCAAAATTAAATTGAGTCATAGGCCACTCTTCATACACATTAATGATATTGTTAGATGTTAGGACTAACCAATCTAAATTTGCATCACCATAAAATTTAAATGCAACATTGTCTGGTCTGTCCTCACCAATAATTTTATATTTCGTAAACACTGATAGGTCTTGAAAAATATCCTCTCTTAATTTACCTTTCTTAAAAATATTTTTCACTTGAATATAATCAGAGATCTTCGCATCAGGAAGTCTACTAATATATTCAAAGTTTGGAATTTGACTGAAGTAATTAGACATTAGAAACCGATAAATTCGTCGTTGAATTCTCCGTATTCATCATTAAAGATGGGTTCAAGTTCCATAAAGGTCATTGTCACTTCATATGAAACCATAGTGCCATCACTATAGGTTGCATAGTTTCCGTTTGGAGTATAATTAACACCGAATCCTTGTAAAGCACATTCTTTAAATGCGTTTAATTTTTGATGTAGAGATCCGCTTTCACCTCTATGTAGGTAAGCAAGTCTAAAAGTATGAGGAGATTTTAAGAACAAGTTTGATTGTGATCTAATTGGTGCCATTCCCTGTTTAAAGAATCTAATTATTTTAATAACATTTTTTGCCTCTGTTTCACTTCTTGGAGATAGTTTAAATTTGAAACTGAAAGGTCTTAATGCTGGTTGTCTGAATAATAGTTCAACATTAGGGTTTAGGACTTGACCAGTGGTTCTTGTAAGAAGTTGCTGACCTCCTATACCTGCAGCTGCTGCAGCTAATGCTGTCCCTGCTGCAGATCTTACACCATCAGGATTTTGTCTTATAAACTCTAAGTAATC